TAGCTGAAAATTAGAAAATACCCCGAAAAAAATTCGGGGCCATTTTTACGCCAGAGGTCGCTCAAAACGACCTCTTTTTTTATGGCGAAATTATGCGTGGATTCTCGGTTCTTTTTAAATCATCACTAATATATTGACTTGATCTCTCATATTGCATGATATTGCTAATATCTGTTAGAACTAGATCGAGTAGTTGAGGTTTTAAAATATTAATTTGTCTTTTTGCATCATTTAGATTTGTTTCATGTTCGAGAAAGGTAACTTGCTTTATTTCAGTTGCAGTTTTTGTAACACCATTATCCACATATGTGATTGAATGATCTGCGTCAACATAAAGGCCATCTCTTTGTATCGTTCTATTTCTTGAGTCTTTAACTAATCTAGTTTCATAGTGATGAACATTAGCTAATTCTTGTTCTGTATATTTTCCATTGAGATAAGTTAAAAAATCTTGATTTCCCATTGGCCATTCATCTCTGACATGGATAATATTATTTGTTGTTAATATCACCCAATCGAGACCAGAATCGTTGTAAAAATCATATGCGACTTTATCAGGTCTTTCATCATCTTGAACTGAGTATTTTGTAAAATTAACTACATCGTTGATAATATCAGTTCTTAATACTGCTCTCTTAAAAAGATTCTTGACAATTTGATAATCATAGGCAGATGTTCTATCATTCCTTAAGGAAGGATATTCTAAATTTGGTAATTGTCTAAAATAAGAATTTGGTGATCCTGAGTATGTCATTTTAGTATCCTACAGAGTCTTCTGGCATTCCATCTTCCACTTGATCATCAAAATATATTGGTCTTAATTCTGTGAAGTTCATAGTCATCTTGAGTGATATTGGTTGAGAGTCTTGATATGCAGACCAATATCCATTTGGTGCATAGTCAACTGCAAAAGTTTTTAAAGCAAGACCGCCTGGATTAAATCTATTTACTGTTTTTAATATGGTATCATCTGCGCTTCCTCTCTTATATTTAAGAATAAAAATATCAGGAGTTGTCAAAAAAGTGGAATTATTGAATTTTGGAGCCATTCCATCTTTAAAAAATTTAATAATTTTTCTAATTTCTTTTCCTTCTTCTTGACTTCTTGCAATTAAGGTAAAATCAAAGTTAAAGTCTCTTAAAACTGGCCCTTGAAATAACATTTCTGCATTAGGATTTAAAACTCTACCACTTGATCGAGCTAAAAGTTGATCAGTAGTGACATTTTGACCAGTTGCTCTTGCAACAGTGGATGCATAAAACTGACTTGCTAAAGCACCTTTCATTTCTTTAAGACCAGTGGTTTTTTCACCAGTCAATCCTCTTACAATCTCTTGTGCGTTTGATAATTCAGCCTCTGACTCTTGATCTAATGCAATTTGACCAAGACCTTCACCCAAAGAAGCAGCAGCTAAACCAAGTATGTTTAGTTCACTTTTTCCCCAATCTGCACCGTTTGTATCAACTACCTTTGGCATTGGTAAAAATACAGTTCCATAATATTTGCTACCTTTCATACTATCGCCTTTTCTTTCTGAATAGGTTGTTTGTGTATCAATTCCTAAAAATCTTCTTGACTTTGTATTGGCACCACTTTGTCTTTTAGAAGTACCTTTTTTCTCTATCACTTCTTTTCTAACATCTGTTATCAATCGAGCTGGTCTACTACCTTGAACTGATGTTCTTTGATAGTTGAATCTTGATATTTCTAAATGATCTTGTGAAATTGATATATCTAACGGATATCGAAATACTCTTACTTTATCAAGACTCTTTGTTTTAGCGTCATACTTATCCTTTATATCCTGACCCGATACAACGGTTTCCTTATCTTTAGGATTGATACCATATTTACTTTTATCTTGATTTGTAAGACTATTATTGTTTATTTTGTAGTTTTTTGTTAAAATTTCATTATTTCCAATGGCGTTAGATCCATCAAGTGCCTCTGATACGCTTTCACTTCCCTGTTGTGTTATGTAAGCGTCTGTGTTAGCTCCAAATCTATTTACATTATAAGCTTCTAGTGTATCAGAATCATTCATCACAGTATTCCATTTACTGCTATCTGGTTTTATAGCTTGTTCACTTCCATCACTCATTACTTCATTGATAGCTACTATTTCTTTAGTCTCTGGATCGAACTCAATTATATAATCGTCTTCTTGCCCAGCAAATATATTAGTCTTTGCTTTTATTTGTTTGCTTCTTGAATTATCTTTGTTTTCTTGTGACATTAGTTTGTGTTGTAAATTCTACTTCGTGGGACACTAATCCCTCTCATATCGACAAATTTTTCAGTTGGTAATTGAGCCACATCTGTCCATTCAGATTCTGGAATTCGATATGGTTGACCTCTGACACCACCATAAACATATTTATGCAGAGTTCGACGAGGCACGGCAACTGCACCTTGAGCAGAGTTATTTAGTAAGCTCATCGCAAATTCTTCTCTTTGTGCCAAACGAAGATAGTGAAGATTGCAACCAAGAAACCCACCTGTTTGATATTCAATCACATATGACAATGGATACATGTCATAATATGGTTGTTTTGTTTGTGCTTGGTATGTAAAAAAATATAATTGGCCAGGAGCAAAACCACCTGTATCTGCAGCATCATCATCAAAGTTTGTTGATCCAAGTTCTTGTATTAATTGTTGACGAAAGAATTCCTCATTGACTTGACCACCAACTTTATTTAATATGTTTTGTAGAATACTCATCTGATTCCTAATTCTTTCTCAGTCATAATTTTGAATTCTAATTTACGGTCTGCACAAAATTCTTTCGCTGCCTTCCACTTTGCTTGATTCTTAACATAAGTCATTGATTCATTTATAAGAGTTTTTCTTGATTTACCTTTCGTCACTTTCGGTTCTAGTGTCTCTCTCATTGGTTTGACTTCAATTACCGATCTGCGAATATTATTTTCTTTGTCTTTATATTTAATGAAAAAATCAGGAAAATATCTACGAACACGATTAGTTGTTGGATCTAAATATGGAATCCAAAATTCCTCAGACGCCCATTCGATAATATTTTCATTCAAATCACAGTAATTCATGAATTTTCGTTCCCAAAGAGAGCGATAAATAATATTAGATTGATCGCCCTTGTATTTTCGAGGGTTAGAAGGCTTATATATTCCTTTATAACTCATATATAATAATAACAACACAAATTTATTTATCGTGGCTAGAACAGGCAAAGAAAAACATAATGTGCCGTACTCTAAAAGTATATTTCCTAAACCAGAAAACATATTAGCTGGATCAAAAGGAGGAATGAATGAGATCAGAGAAACTGTGCAAAGAGTTTCTCTTGACACTTTGTATCAAGTAACTTTTTCTTTTGGAAAATTTTCAAATTGGTTAGGTAATTCTTTTGGTGATAGAAATGGATATGGTAGAACACAAGGTCGTGGATTTAAAGAAAAATTGTCAATATTATGTACAGAAGCAGAGATACCTGGCACAAGTTTTCAAACAAGTCTTGCTGTAGGACATCATCAAGGTATTCAAGAGGAATTTCCAAATCTTAGAACTTTCCCACCACTCAACCTAGTGTTCTATGTTGATGCTGATCATGTAGTTCTTGAAATTTTAGAATCATGGATGACATATATTAATCCTCTTAGTACACAAAAAAGAAATATCAATGCGTATGGTCGTTTTAATTATCCAGAAAGTTATAAGGAATTATTACACATAACAAAATTTGAAAATGATTTCTTAGTTAATGAAATAGACGAAGAAAGAATAATGAATACTGATGAGGCTGCTACTTTTCATGAAAAAATTCAAATAAGAGAATCAACCACTAAATTGTTAACTTATGAATTTGTAAATATATGGCCAACTAACATGACATCAATGAGAGTTGCCTATGGTAACTCAAATGTGTTAAGATGTAGTGTACAATTTGCTTATGATAGATACTTCACAGATTATAATTATAATGAAGCTCATGGTAATGTACTTGATGATGGATCACTCGGAGCTCCCTCTGATGTATCCATATTTGGAAAAAAAGAAAAAAAAGTCGATGAATATATTCCTTTCGTCGAATAATTAAAATTATTAAATTATCATGCCTTTACCAACAATCACAACTCCAACTTATGAGTTGAAATTACCTTCTTCCGCTAAAAAAATTAAATATCGACCATTTTTGGTAAAAGAGGAAAAAATATTAATTCTTGCTCTTGAAACTAAAGATCAAAATGAAATTACAAACGCTGTTAAAGATGTGTTAAAAAAATGCATTTTGACAAGAGGTGTAAAAGTTGATGATCTTCCTACATTTGATATCGAATATGTGTTTTTGAATATTCGTGCTAAATCAATAGGAGAAGATATTAAAATTATGGTCACTTGTCCAGATGATAACGAAACTCAGATTCCAGTCACCGTATATGTTGATGAAATTGAAGTTATCAAACCAAAGGATCATAGTAAAGATATTCCTCTTGATGAGAAGATGACTCTTCGTATGAAGTATCCATCTCTGAATCAATTTATTGAGAATAATTTTGATACAAAGGATCAACCAGATGCACTTGTAGATAAAACTTTTAAATTGGTAGCAGATTGTATTGACACAGTTTATACTCAAGAGGATGCATGGGATTCAAGTGATTATTCATCTGATGAAAAAATACAATTTATAGAACAACTTAATTCAAAACAATATAAACAAGTAGAGAGATTTTTTGCAACTATGCCTAAATTATCTCATACAATTGAAATTACAAATCCAAATACAAAGAAAAAGAGTAGTGTCGTTTTGGAGGGTCTAGCCGATTTTTTCGGTTAAGTATTGCAAGAGAGAATCTTGAATCGTATTATCGTATCAATTTTGCTCTCATGCAATACCATAAATATAGCTTGACAGAACTAGAAAACATGTTGCCTTGGGAAAGAGACATCTATTTGGCTCTTTTGAGAGATTACATTGAGAATGAAAATCTAAAGAGACAACAAGCAGAGGGCGCTCAAAAGTATGGCTAAAATCAATCCCGATAATTTTTTTGAAACAATTAATCCGATTGGTGAGATGGCTGAAGCTGCAATGGCACAATCTGATGTTACTTTTCGTCTTGCTGAACAAAACAGCAAATTAATTGAAGGATTGCAATCTAGTTTTTTAGAAACACAAACAAGTATTAGTGAGATAACAAATTATATTATAGTTCAACAAAAACAAAAAACTAAATCTCTAGATAAATTATCGGATGATCTCGTTGCTCAAGAGGACAAACTTCAAAAAGGAAAAAGAGATAAAAAAGGAAAAGCTAAATTTAAAAAAGACGATAAAAAAACTGATCCTAAAACATTAATGCAGGGTTTAGGAAAAGTTGGCGAGGTAGCAAAAGATTTGATGGGTACGTTAACCACGCAACCTATGGGTGCTCTTGCGATGTTGGGTATTACTAAATTAGTCAGTATGAGTGGTGATTCTGATAAATCTGATAAAAAAGAGTATCGGGATGGTGGATACGTTGAAGAGACAACAAATGCAAAGGTTCATGAGGGTGAATTTGTATTAACTAAAAATGCAACTGAAATACTTGATTCAAAATTTTTAGATGGATTAAACAAAGCATCAGATACATCACCACCAAAAATTGAAACAATCAGAAACACGGTATTGGAAATGTTAGAAGGATATGAAGATGTAAAATTTGAGGCATATGATGATGGAACTGGTGTGATGACTATTGGTTTTGGTGCCACTCAAATTCGTGATAAGGACACAGGGTTAATGAGACCTGTTAAGACAGGAGATAAAATCACTAGATCAGAAGCCTATGATATGAAAGAGAGAGATTATATAATACATTTTAATCGAGTAAAAACAGAGTTAGCGTCAGTGGGAGTTGATGTCAATAATTTACCAGACAATGTTCTTGCTCCTTTGGTAAGTGTTGCTTTTCAATATGGAAGTTTGAGTGGCGCTCATGAGGGAACTAGTTCAATGTGGGATACTGATGGTGATGGTATCAAAGATACTTCATTTCCAAAATCATTGGCTGTTATGGTTGCAGAAGGTTATAAAAATAATGACTATGGTGATATAGCTAATTTGTTTAAATACAACTTATCTCAAGATTATAAAGGCAAAAATGTCGAAACAGGTCACATGGAAAGAATGCTTTCTCAATCTAGTATCATAACAACAGGTAGTGGAACAGGTTACTATGGATTAGGTGATTTAAATATCAAACCAACAGATATAAAAGGAAATGACGGTCTTGGTCAAAGTGATTTAAGTTTACCAGATGATATTGCAGGGGTTGAAATTTTACCTCCGATTTCACAAATGTTACCTCCTCCACCAGAGGAAAATTCTCCTATCATACCTTTTACATCATCAAATATTGAATCAGAACCTGTGGGAAACACTGTCAGTCCAGTTAATTTTATTGATGTAATATCAAATCCATATCTATCCATAGCATAAAATGAAAATAAATTCTAAAAATTTATTCAGAACTCTTTTGGAACAGGACAAAAGACTTGATGATAGAGAAAAAAGATTAAACAAAAGATCTGTAAAATTATCTACCACTAATTTAATGTCAGTGCAATCTGAACAGATTAATCCTCAAAAGTTTTTCACAATGGGTTTTATGAAAGGTTTTGAACTTGGAATGAGAGCCTCTCGTAAACAAACTGAGGGTGAAGGAAAAAATCAATGGTGGGATTTTTTAGATGTGTTTCCAAACTCTAGAGAGATGGGAGGCCCAGTGAAAAAAGGTGAAACATATCTTGTTGGTGAAAAAGGGCCTGAATATGTGACACCAACAGAAAATGCATATGTCAGTCCAAATGAAGTTGTTGCTAGTGTTCCTACTGCGTTAAATAAAAGTAACATAAGAACGGTAGTTCAACCAGTGATTAGTACTAAAGTTATGAAACAAAAAATTGTTCAACCAGTTCCAATAGGTAGTAAATCATCAACAGTACAAATTATGACAGTTGATAAATTGCCATCATCAATTGCTAAAATGATATCATAATGGATAATAAATATTTTATTAAAGAATGTTCATTAATCCCAACTGAGGGTTCATCCTTATCTCAACCATATGAGATATCAGGAGGTAATCCATCGATCACTTATTTTGAGAGTGTAAAAAGTCCTTCAATATCAATATCAATTACTTTTCTTGATGTTGACCAAGTAATTAGTCGTGAAGGTATTACTGGTGGTGAATATCTTGCTCTAAGAGTTACAACTGGTGATGAAAATCAAACTGATTTTGAAATAGATCCTGATAAACACTTAATGATGTTAAATTCTGTCAAGGATGTCAAGACTAGTTCTAGTGGTCAACTAGCAACTTTAGAGTTTATTTCAGTAGAAGCAATTATTAATGAAACATCAAGATTAAATCAAAGATTTACTGGAAATGTATCTGATATTGTATTGAAAATATTAAAAGATGATAAGAAAGGAATTCAAACCAGTAAAACTATTTTTGGTATGGAACAAGAGGAAAGAGCTGCAAACTCCTATACTTTTGTGGGCAATTTAAAAAGGCCTTTTGACACTATTCAATGGTTATGTCCAAAATCACAATCTGGAAACGATAAATTTGGATTTTTATTTTTTGAAACTTTAGATGGATATGTATTCCGATCAATTGAAAAATTATTAAATGATGAACCCTTTGTTTACAAAAAACCAGAGATTCCTACAGAGGATGATTTTAGAATAATTGAAAATAATTTAAATCAAAGTAATGATATTGGAATTGGAATGAGAATGGGAATGTATGCAAATAAAACCATCTATGTTGATATTGAAAGTCAAACAACTAAAGTTGTTGATTATAAAATATCTGAGATGGATTTAAAAAAACCACCTAAATTGCCAAGTGGATTAGAGGACTTTCCGACAAGATTAATGCTTCGAGTGACTGATCCTGGCGCTATGCAAGTTGGTTCAACTAAAGATAAAACTCAACCAGAGTCAGAGCTTGCCGTTATTCAAAATAAGTCTTATGCTAGGAATAACTTACTATTTTCTCAATCTCTTAGTGTATCGATACCTTTTAATTCAGACTTGAGAGCTGGAACCATGATTGATGTTCAACTACCTCTTAAAAAAAGTGAAGATGAAAAAACAACAACTTATGGTAAAGAAAAGGATAATGACATTAGTGGAAAATATATGATATCAGAATTATCTCACTCATTATCTAATCTAGAGGGTAGTAAGTCTGTCACTAGATTAACTTTAGTTCGTGACGTGTTCACCGTTTAACGCTTAAATAAAAGAAACAGGAGAATCAAATGAAATCTATCGAAGATCATATGGAATACGATAAGAAAATTATCGAAGATCCACAATCAAATCCAGCAGCACGCAGACATGCAAAAGAAGAGTTGCATGAATTGGAAGAGTATGCTGAACATCATAAAGAAGAGATCGAGGCGGGAGACCACCACGATCCTAATGCTCTGGAAATATTCTGTGATTTACATCCAGATGAACCAGAATGTCTAGTATATGACGATTAATTAAATGTATCAACCAGCGACTAATTTTTGGGGAAAAGATCCGATGAGGTGGTGGATTGGTCAAGTGACCGATCCAGATAAAGGAGAGTGGAGAGATTCTTTAGAAGTAAAAAGAGCTGAGGATAAAAAAGACATTTATCAATTTAGATGTCGTGTTCGCATTGTGGGTTATCATGGTAATGACACAGATTTAGAGGATAAAGACCTACCTTTAGCACATGTTCTTTTACCATCAAATGTCTCAACCACTGGTGGTTGTGGAGAGACAATGCAATATGAAGGTGGAGAAGTTGTGGTTGGATTCTTTATGGATGGTGACGATGGCCAACAACCTGTAATTTTTGGAACTTTATACAAACAAAACTTTATTGAAGATGGGATAAAAAAATCTGAATTTTACTCAACTGGACAAACTGATTTTATACCTTTCACTTCACCAAAAGCTGATCTTGGTAAACATAAGGCTCATAAGGACATGACTCCTAATTCGCCTGGCCCAAAAATTGTGATGTCTGATAATCAGGGAACACCTAAAACGATTTCTAAACAGGAACAGGAGGTAAGAGAAAATAGAACGGTTGATAGTTTTAGTCCGTGTGAAGAGAATGAAATATCAAATATAAGCAATTCAATTAAAGACTTCACTCGTAAAATACAACAACTTCAACAACTAAATGATCAAGCGACATTTATAAATCCCGCTATCGGATCTATCGTTGATATCAATAGTGAAGTTCAATTAGCAACGAATAGAATTCATAAGTCAATGAAAAAATTGGTTCGTCGTGGTAGATCTTGGGTAATAAGTGAGACGATGGATAAGTTGAATAAAACATTAGAAGAAAAAACTGATATATTCAATCAATCATCAGCACAACTGGCACAGAAGAATCTACAGAACACTATTTTTTGTAACTTTGAAAAAATCATAGATCAATTAAAAGATTATCTTTCTAAAAGTCTTGAAAATATGATTGGTCAAGTTTTAGATGTTCCCATTTGTGGTGTTGAAAACTTTATGAGTGATATGTTTGGACAACTTAATAATATCATTGATACCAATCTTGGAGGCCTGTTTACTCAATTAAACAACATACAGGGTGGTGGAATCGCCTTGCCTAGTGAAACTTTTTCAAAAGCGATTAAATTGGCAAATATAATTACAAATGTTTTAGATTGTGATAACTTAGACTGTGCTAAACCGATGACGTTTTCCACTAAAAATGGAATCTCAGAGTCGATTGAAGACAACTTTAGTGACATTATTTCAAAGGCTGGATTGAAATCTAAACTTAATTCATTTATTGATACAGTGGATGGTATGATTGAAGCAGATCCAAGTGCTCCAAATTGTGATACTAACGTTCTTAAATGTGGGCCACCAAGAGTTGATTTCCTTGGTGGAGGTGGTCAAGGTGCAAGTGGAAGTACAATTGTAAACGCTCTTGGTAATATCATTGGTGTTGCAATTAATGGGCCAGGATTTGGATTTGAACAACCACCAATACTTTCTTTCTATGATAGTTGTGATAAAGGATTTGGTGCTGGTGGATATCCAGTGATGGGTGAGGTGACTGATCCAAATGGAAATAAGTCTCTTGGAGTCACAGGTGTTGTTATAACTAGCCCTGGCCAAGGTTATCTTCCAAACACCACAGAAACTGACTTAGATGGAAATGTTAAAGATGTTGTTCCAGATCCAAATGCAAATTATGATGGAGAGACATCTTACGTTACAGAGTTAGATGGAGTGGTTGTGCAAAACACTGGGTTTGGTTATAATGAGAATGATACTATTACTGTTGAAAATGGATCAATTACAGTCACTGATGCAACAGGTGAAGATATTGATGTCATCAAACCTGGCCAAGCACAAGTCAATATCAAAGTAGAAGATGGGTTTGTTATTGGTGCGGATGTTGTCAATGGTGGATTTGGATTTACAGATCTTCCAGACTTAGTAATAAATAGTGACACTGGAGTTGGTGCTAGATTGTTACCAGTCTTGAAGTTCACTAAAATTGAAGATTCAAGTCAACTTGCTAATCTTCCTCAAGTATCTCAAGACGCAGTTGTTACTGTAATCAGTTGTATTCAAAAGTAAATGACAAAAGGAACTAAAGACGGTCAAAATGTAGAGAGAGTTGTTAGAAAAAGATACGCTTTTAATAGTGGTCAAGATTCTATACATGGATCTACTCTATTTCAAACTGAAACACAGGAGTCACAATCCTTTGGATTTTATGCGTCTACAGGACAAGGTGCCTCTGAAGGAGGTGGGCCTGGAACTGGTAAGGCAGTTTTATATACGCCAGGAATGTCACAGGAAATTCTTGGCCAAGGTCTAAAAGTTAGAGGTGATGATGATAATACTTTACTCTTAGCTAAGTTAATTGAGTGTGAAAAAGGAGATCAACATTTTGAATGTAAAGATGGAAACATCACCATCAGAGCGAGACAAATAAACCTTGATGCGAGTGATCAAATTGTAATCAAGGGTGATAAAAAAATTCAGATCAACACTGACGGTGATATAGTAATGAATAGTTCAAAGACAACTATTAATTGCACAAAAGATATGAATGTCATTGTAAGAGGTGTTTATGAGTGTAAATATGGCCTCATGACAGCTGCACGATTTTCTGATGAAAATTTTGGTGCATTGACTAACAACATCGCACAGGCTTCAAATATTAATCTTAGATCAATATGAATATTTCAAGACTTCAAACTGATAAAATAATTGTTGGAACAAATGATGTATCATTTGTGCCACCTGACACTGCTCCAACTGGAACTGCGGTGTTGAATGGGCCTGTTTATGTTGGAAAACCGTCTGCTGCGCCAGGTTATGAAGGTGTTTTAAATGTAACATCAAATTCTGCACCACAGAGCGCTCTTGATAGACAACCAGCTTGTAGTGCAAGTTTAGCAATAAAGTCAGATGGTAATCTAACTGTTGCTGGTGATGGTAAGACTGCAAACGCTTTACTCATATCTGGTGGATCATCTGTTGATACTATTCATGTTGTGGGTGATATGTTTGTTAGTGGTGCAGTTGATTGTGGTAATAAGGGAAAACTTGCATCTAGATTTGCTGCTGCAGACGCATCTCCAAAACCATTTGATTTAGTTCATCCTACAAAAGGTGAAGGTCATCGTCTTCGTTATGCTTGTATTGAAGGCCCAGAAGTTGCAGTTTACTGTCGTGGTAGATTAAAGGAATCAAATGTAATTAATTTACCTGATTACTGGAAAGATTTAGTTCATGCAGACAGTATCACTGTTCAATTGCAACCAATTGGATCAAATCAAAATCTTGTAATTCAAGAGTTTAATAATGAATTCATTGTCATTGCAGAAGATTCAACTAATACTGATTTGATCACTGATTTATCAACTATTGATTGCTTCTACCATGTATATGGTGAAAGAAAAGATATCAATCCTTTGATAGTTGAGTATGAAGGCAACAGTTGGGAGGATTATCCAGATCCAAACTATAATCCAAATAAAGTTGATTCTGATAAGAAGAATACGAAAGATCCTCGATTTGATGGCCCACCAAACACATTTACAAAATGAGTTTCCCTTACATAGAAGAAGATTTTATTTCTTTGAGTGAGTGTCAAAGACTTATAGATTATGCTACGTTAAATAAGAGTGAAAATGTGAGTCGTGATGATGTTTATTCTACAGACATTG